CAAAATGTTACCAAATGTTACAACTCAACCTCAGGTTGTGGCTCAAGTTTAATCGAACCAAACTTCTTTAATAATCATATACAACAAAAAGCAAAAACCTAATGTTGGTATGAGAAAAATGCTATCAACTATATCCATAATATTACCACCAAAGCCAAAGCGATTGCAAAAATGTTTAAAGCCCAAAGCCACTTCGGCCAAACATTAATCATCTCTTTCAATGGTTTTCCATATATCAACATTTTATATATTCCTTATCTTTCATCATAATTTATTTAGTTATAAAATCGTTAATCGGAGTAACGGCAGATGTTTCAATAATAGATTTTACTCCATCATTAATAATTCTATTTGCTAATAATTTTTGAGCTTTTTCTATTGCTTCTTTTCGCTCATCTTTATTAGAAGAATCTTTAACATCAATTATTTCCGACCAACCTTGCGGTTTTAATTGAAAATTAATTAATAGTTTCATAATTTACCTTTCTGTACTTATCCTACTATATCCCAGTCTCATTGTCAACAAGAATAATTATTAATTTACACTATTGACATATATAGGGTTTTAATATATAATCCCAGATATGTATAACAATAAAGGAGAAAGTAAAATGGATAAAACAATCCTAATCGTAAAGGTAACTAAATATGAAACAATACCTGATAGTTACTCAATCGAAACAACTGCTGATAATTTAGAAGAAGCAAGTAAGTATCAAGTTGCTTTAAAAGCTCTAAATAAAAGTAGCAATGTAACTTATGAGTTGTTCAATGGATTTGGGCAATTCGAAGTTGAGGAAATAAAGAAGGTAACAGAAAAAAGGCGTCTGGTTGATTACCATACAAGCAATAGGAAGGTAGTTAATGACAATAAATAACGCCATCTTTTATATCAGATACTATGCCGGCAAGCATGGGGAAATAATCGAGAGAAAGGGACAACTTGATGGCATTGCAAAAGGGGAATACACTTGCAACAAAGGCTATCAATGTTTTAATTATCTTGATATTTGGCAAACTGAAAAATTCGGTAAGCCACAATATAGAACAGCGTCCGTAAGTTGGGAGATGTCCAGCTTACCTAGTCGCATAAATTAACGAATAACTTATCCCAATAAGTTATACAGGTCAGGGCGGAGTAATCTGCCCTGACTAAATATCCTGTCAACCCCTAATCCCACAATATCCTATGTTATTATTGCATAGCTCATCACATAATGTTACCAAATATTTCATCACATAATGTTACCAAATATTACTGGGAGGGCCCACCCCCTCCCTTTGGCGCCCGCCCATGGGCGGGGCTTCGCCCCGCCTTTATCTTTGTTCCTCCGCTCAGCAACCCGCTTTGCGGGTCGCTTCGCTCCGGGATTTATTTTTCCTAACTATTGACTCCTAAATTTTTCTCCTGTAAAATCCCAGATATGTATAACAATAAAGAAAGGGATAAAATGGAACCAGTAAAAAAAGAAGAACGTAAAGAACAACCTTTACTTAATTTAAAAGTAGAGGTTGATAGTTGGAGACACGGATATCATGAAAGATTAAATTGGGAGCTTATGAGCTTCATTGATCTTGAGGACGTTTTCCGAACTATTTTACCTGAAGAAAAAGGTAAATATAAAAATGATCAAGTGCCATACAATATCGCTGGAGCAAGAGCGAAAAGATTTATGGAACGACTCAAGGCATACATCATAGAGAAGACCGAAGATGATGATGAGGATTTTGATTGGTCAGAATGGAATACATATCGTGGTTAAATAATCCCTAACCCTGGCCCCCTGTAACAGGGGCCAGGGGAAAACCTCGATGAACTTTATTTTCCCTAACTATTGACTTCTACCTAAATCTCCTGTAAAATCCCAGGTATGTATAACAATAAAGAAAGGGATAAAATGAAAAAAACAATAGCACTACTACAAAAACAACACGATGTGTTGGTCCAGGCCATCCAAACAATTGATGACCATTTTTATGCAATCAAACAGCCTAAAGAAATCCTGGAGCTGCGAGAAGCACTGGATAAAATACTAAATCATAGTGAGAATTTCTATGAGATAAAAGCAATTCAAGAAGATGCGGATCTTCTTAATTCAGAACTTAAAAAAGAACTAAAAGAACTAAAAGAATTAGGATAAGTAATCCCTAACCCTGGCTCCCGCATCGGGGGCCAGGTGAGTCAAGTAACAATTTGTTACAGGTTATTCGGGCGGGCCCCCCACCCCTTTGGCGCCCGCCCATGGGCGGGGCTTCGCCCCGCCCAGGGGTCCCAAAGCCCAGAGCGAATGGAATGGTTTGGGGAGGGGGCACCCCCTTAAACAAGAAAAAAGGGGTCCCAACTTTACCCTTTATTGCTTAATTCAGACTCTCATGGTAATACTTTTAAAAACGATGATTCCGATAACCGATGACATAGAATTTATTAAAAAATTGCCATTAGATGAGCAAAAGGAATATTTAAAGGCTTATTTGAAGGCGGATCAACTAAAACTCAAAGAGAAAGTCACAGGAGATTTTTTAGAATTTATTCGATACATTTGGCCTGAGTTTATAGGGGGCTATCATCACAAAATTATTTCTGAAAAATTTAACAAGATCGCTTCCGGTAAAAGTAAGCGATTAATCGTGAATATGCCACCTAGGCATACAAAGTCAGAATTTGCATCTAACTACCTACCCGCTTGGATGATTGGAAAGAATCCAAAATTAAAAATTATTCAAGCAACCCACACAGCGGAATTGGCAGTACGGTTTGGAAGAAAAGCCAAACACGTTATCGATTCCCATGAATATCAAGAAATTTTTGAGACTTCGCTGCAAGAAGACTCGAAGGCAGCGGGTCGCTGGGAGACAGCGCAAGGAGGTGAGTACTTTGCGGTAGGGGTAGGAGGTGCCATGACAGGAAGAGGAGCCGACTTATTGATCATTGATGATCCACACAAAGAAAAGGATCTATTAAGTAGGGACTCTTTTGAAAAAGCCTACGAGTGGTATACCTCCGGACCCCGTCAACGTTTACAGCCCGGTGGCCGGATCGTTTTAGTTATGACCCGATGGTCAACGAACGATCTTACGGGTCAACTGATCAAGGCTCAGGGAGATATCAAAGGAGATCAATGGGATTTAGTCGAATTCCCTGCGATCCTGCCTAACGATAAACCGGTTTGGCCTGAGTATTGGAATCGAGATGAATTAGAATCAGTTAAAGCTTCTATTAGTATTGGAAAATGGAATGCTCAGTACATGCAGACACCCACCGCTGAAGAAGGAGCCATTATCAAAAGAGAATGGTGGAAAGATTGGAAGCATGATAGGCCACCGAAGTGCGATTTCATTGTTCAATCTTATGATACAGCTTTTATGAAAAAAGAAACGGCTGATTATTCAGCCATTACGACTTGGGGTGTTTTCACCGTAGAGGGAAAAGGTCAAAATGCAATTTTACTCGATGCTTTTAGAGGTCGGTACGAGTTCCCCGAACTTCGACGCCTGGCTCACCAAGAATACTTAGACTGGAATCCGGATATCGTCTTGATCGAGGCCAAGGCCTCAGGGATCCCTTTGATCCATGAACTTCGACAAATTGATATTCCCGTTCAGGACTATACACCTTCCAAAGGAAATGATAAGCATGTAAGAATGAATTCGATTGCCCATCTTTTTGAAATGGGAAGGATATGGGCACCGAAACATAAAACGTTTGCGCAAGAGGTGATAGAAGAGTGTGCGGCTTTTCCGCATGGGGATCATGATGACTATGTAGACTCAATGACGCAAGCGATTATACGTTTAAGAAAAGGGTATTTCATTACGCACCCTGAAGATTATAAGGATGAAAAAATAGAGAGAAACAATTTAAATTATTATGGCTAATTTATTTACACTTAGAGCTTTAATGGCTCTGGCAACTAAAATTGGAGCGAATCCCAACAAATTTATGGGAACGAAAACCAATATTAGTTTTTTAGGAACAGGTCCTCAAAAGAATCCCTTGTTCCAGGCTCCTTTGCAGATTAAAAATTACCTTCAAAATCGTGGTTCCTCAATGCTTGATGAGGTCAACGATGCCATGGGCTATTTAACCTCAGGAAAATTAAACACGATTCAATCAGAAATTTTAGGAAAAAATCTAACCGGCATTAAAAATATTTTACATCCACCGGTTTTACCAACAGCAAGCGTTACGGCACTTCGTCCAGGGATCGAGGGCCTAAGAAGATTCCCCAAAGAATCACATAAATTTTTCGGCCGACCGTTGAAGGACAAGGACTTTGCTGAAATTGACCGATTGGTAGCTGAAGGCAAGCTGCCTCCTGCAGGCGTAAAAGGAGCGACTTCGATAGGACCGGTCAAAGGTCGTTCTTATAGGTATATCGATGAGCAGGGCAAGACAAGAATTCAGCCCTCTAAAGAATGGTCGGATAAAGCGAAATCCGTGCTCCCGGGTCCCGGGATCGGGGCAACCACAGCCTTGAATACGAAAACCGGAATGTCTCGAGCGATCGCTCGACAAATTTTACAACAAGACACAAGACTTAACCTTCCTGAGGAAGTTCTGATTAGTTTAAGAACAGGAAGTAAAGGTGCCGATCCTTTGGACTTGATGCAGAAATATTATGGACAAAGCATAACGAATTTTGATGACTTTATAAGAAGCGTGAATATCGACGCTGCGAGTCCAACTGAATTTGCCGCTATGGTTTTAAAACATATTAAGCTAACCCCTCAATTTGCTGAAGGCGGTTTGGCGAGGATCCTGGAGGTATAATGGGTAAACGACAAGATTTCATTAATCTGGCTAGAAGAGGTGGAAGTCGGCAAGACTTTATCGATTTAGCAAATTCTTATGGAATTTTAGATCCTTTTGAAGCATTAACGATACATGATATGTTGATGAGCGGAGCTTTGCCCAGCGAACTTAAACATGGCGGTATAGCAAATATTAAAAAACCCCTTGTCCCTGAGGCCATCCCCTTGGTGAAACAATTTGTATCGGATGACCCAACGACTTATTTAACGGATGAAAATCAAATGAAAGGGATGCTGATTGCAACCCTAGAAGGACAACCCCGAGCCGTGGATGAAGAAGTGGTAGCCGAGGTCGATGAGGTATAATGGCACTTTGGTCTTTAGCAGCTAGAGCCGGGATCCCGGCAGCCCGAACCGCTTTGAATTTTCTATCCAAGCTCAAGAAGCCCACCGGTGAAGGAATTACTCGAGTATGGAGAGGAGTAGAACCAGGTTTAGCTGAAAGCAAATCCGCTATGCTCGGAAGATCTTATCCGTATGGTTTAAAAGGAAGATTTTTCACGACTAACTTAGGGGATGCTAAATGGTATGCTCATCGACAAGGAACTAAATCTGGTTTAGTCCAATATTTAGATTTGCCCAAAAAACAATTTAACATAGCTCATAAACTTTCAGAAAGACTCGATATTCCTAAATTAGGAGGACAAGTGATCATTCCCAAAAAATATATGGCTTCTGGAGATATTAGTACGGATTATATGAAAACAATTGTGGCACGTTTAAGAGCGATACTAGGAGATCATTTAAAGCATGGCGGTCTCGCTGGGATCTTGGAGGTATAATGTCACTTTTTAATTTAGCAACTAAAGCGGGGATTCCGGCAGCCCGAAGCGCGATGCGTTTTTTATCTAAACTTAAGAAGCCACCTAAAACAGGAATTACTGTTTTTCGGGGAGAGCCTTGGGACGCTAGCCCAAAGTTAATGAAGGAGGTAAAAAATTGGATGTATGGTCCTACAGCTAAATACGGTCAGAGTCGTGCGAGTCCTTTAAAGTACGCAGCAGCTGGAAGATGGTTTACACAGGATCCGAAGTTCGCTTCAAGATTTTCGGGTTATACAGGATTCGGTAACTTGGGTCGTATTAAAAAAGTTACTTTATCCCCTAAAGAATTAAAACTAGCTAAACAACTTAGTACCAAAATACACCAGCGAGAAGGACGTCCGGGATACGAGGCTGCAATGGTGATTTCTAAAAAGGCTTTAGCAAGAGCAAAAACCGATCATCTGCAAACTCTTATTAATAATTTTTATAAAAATCTTGGTATTTATCGTGGGAAGCATGGCGGTCTCGCAAGGATCTTGGAGGTATAATGACGAATAAGACATTAGTTAAAAACATGCCTCATGTGAAGTGGAAAGAGATCCCTCCTTTAAAAGGGCCTAATCCGCAGTTGAATATAGCTTTAAAACAAGTTAAGAATGTAGTAAAATCGGAGAATATCAATGGCAGACAAAGACAATATCGACAAGGCGCTACCGAACGTAGACCAAGAAGTCGTATTACCTAAAGAAGACATCGTTGTAACGGAAGAAGATAAACTAGCGGAGGTGACTCCGGATGGTGCGGAAGTTATAATGGACGAAGAAGGGGGCGCAGAAATTAATTTCGATCCCTTAGCCAACCAACAGGGAACTCAAAATCATTCTGAAAATATCGCTGAATTATTACCGGATGATATCTTAGGCCGAATGGGTTCTGATTTAAATGAAAATTACATGCAGTATAAAACTTCCCGTAGAGAATGGGAAGATACCTATATTAAAGGTTTAGATTTATTAGGATTTAAGTACGTCAACCCCACACAACCGTTTCAGGGAGCCAGTGGTGCCACCCATCCTGTACTCGCTGAAGCGGTTACCCAATTCCAAGCGCAAGCTTACAAAGAATTACTTCCCGCGATGGGTCCGGTACGGACTCAAGTGCTAGGAAGACCAAGCCGACAAAAGGAAGAACAATCGGTAAGAGTAAAAAATTTCATGAATTATCAACTCATGGATGTGATGAAAGAGTACGAACCTGAGTTCGATCAAATGCTTTTTTATCTCCCGTTAGCAGGATCCGCTTTCAAAAAAGTTTATTACGATGAACTGTTAGGACGAGCGGTTTCTAAATTTGTACAAGCTGACGATTTAATTGTCCCGTATACGGCTACCTCATTAGCCGATGCGGAGGCGGTTATACATGTTATCAAAATGTCAGAAAATGACTTAAGGAAAAAACAAGTGGTAGGTTTCTATCGCGATATCGAAGTGAAACCTGGCTATGATCAAGAAACCGAAGTTGAAAAAAAGGAAAGACAACTTGAGGGAATTAAAAAAACACGAGACGAAGATGTGTTTACCATTCTTGAATGTCACGTTAATTTAGATATTGAAGGGTTTGAGGATGTAGGACAAGATGGAGAACCTACAGGAATCAAACTTCCTTATATCGTGACGATCGAAGAAGGATCCAGACAAGTTTTATCGATCAGACGAAACTACAAACCAGAAGATCCTTTAAAAAATAAAATACAATATTTTGTTCATTTCAGATTTTTACCTGGAATGGGTTTTTATGGTTTTGGATTAATTCATATGATTGGCGGATTAAGTCGTACTGCAACTACGGCGCTTCGTCAGTTATTAGATGCAGGAACGTTAAGTAACCTTCCCGCAGGTTTTAAACAACGTGGAATACGTGTAAGAGACGAGGCCCAAGCAATACAGCCCGGCGAATTTAGAGATGTCGATGCACCTGGTGGAAACATCAAGGATGCTTTTATGACTCTACCTTTCAA